AACGTCCCACAGCTATGGCTACGCTGGGACCGCCGCAGGTCCGTGGAGCGTATGGAGTACACTCCAGGTGGCGAGGCTATTGTGGATGGGCAGTACCTGAATCTGTGGCGGGGCATGGGCGTGGAGCCCGACGAGGGCGATGTGGCGCCGTGGTTGGATGTGCTGGAGCGAGACATACCAGATGCTGCGATAAGGAAGTGGGTAGTGCAGTGGCTGGCGTATCCTCTACAGCATCTGGGCACCAAGCTCAACACGTTCATTCACATGTATGGTCCTCCAGGGGGTGGCAAGGGGGCGTTGATACAGCCGCTGCTCGGCATCTACGGGGATAATGCTATTCAGCTTGGGCGTGAGCGCATAGCCTCCGACTTCAACGAGGTCTACGCCACCAAGCAATTCATCAACCTGGATGAGCTACACGGCGGCAACGACAAGGATGGGCTGACCATCACCAACAAGATAAAGATGCTCACCACGGCGGAGTATCTCGTCGTCAACGGTAAGGGCAAGGGAGAATACAAAGTCACCAATCACGTCAATCTGATAACCTCGTCCAACTACGCTGACTCCGTCAAGCTGGATGAGGGCGATAGACGCTGCCTCGTGCTGCGCGTGGGCACGCCTGAAACCCTTGTGAAGGATGAGAACTATTGGATACCGTACTTCGCGTGGGCCAAGAGCGTGAAGGGTCAGGCTGCGCTGTATGCATATCTGTTGCGGGTGGACCTCACCGGGTTTAACCCGAAGGGGTGGGCTCCGATGACAGTGGAGAAGGAGTATGTGACAGACGCCACACGTTCGCCGATGGAGAAGTGGGTGCGAGACTTGAAGGAGGACCCTGCGCTGGTGCTGCCCCCCGTACTACAGGGGGCGCGGGTGCTCTCCGTGGAGCAGCTGGCGTTCAGCTACATGGCGAATGAGCAGGGGCAAGCTCCATCCCAGGGGTTGAAGAGCAAACTGGGTCTGCACATGCGTGAAGCGGGCTTCCATAACAGGTTGGTGAAAGTGGATGGGAAGCCTCACCGGCTGTGGGTGATTGATGCGCAGCTTAACGAGGTTGAGAGCATGGAGCTGGCCAAAGAGTGGAGGAAAATACGCGGGAAGGTCTAAGCCTTACCACAATGTAAAATGCTCAGCGGCTGACTACAGGGCGCGTGATTGGATGTGTTGAAAACATGGGTTGGATCTTGTAATGCTAAGGACCACAAAAGAGGATCTGCTCGTTACCTCCCTGTTACCGGGTTGTTACCTCCAATATGTATATAAAACAACGGGTTAGCGTTGCGAGGTAACGAGGTAACAAGGGTAACGAGTATTTAGTAGGTTGAAGTATACGCATCACCCGCCGGCGCGACCCCTTGGGCTGGGTTTTTTTAGCTTGTTACCCGTTACCCCTGTTACCTCCAAATTGCTGCCGCTGCCCTCCACCACAGGTGCGCGGGGTGCCCCAGGACGCGTCTGGAGGCGTGGGACAGGTGGGTGCGGTGGGTGCGGTGGGTTGGCGGGCAAAACCACCCAAAGCGCGCAGCGCCACCACCGACCACATCGATTGCTAGCCCTCCGATCGCCGTGCTCGACGCTCAGCTCTCCGATCTTCGCGTTCTCCCTCGACGTCGACGCTCAGCTCTCCGATCTTCGCGTTCTCCCTCGACGTCGATGGTGCCATCGAGCTCGGATGTCGACGAGCCTCGAGGTCAGATGTCGACCTGGGCTACAGTCATCGAGCTCGGATGTCGACCTGAGGCATTCGTATCGAGCTCTGACTAGGACTTTTACACTGCCCACTTGCATTCCTTAACAGACAGCGCACAATGTATGTGCTGCCCGTGTGGGCAGGGTAACCACAAGGAACTGTAATGAAGCTTGAACGCACAACCCCGCAACACCTGCCCGACGAAGACATTGTGGCCGAATCGGACCACCAAGACGAATACGCTGCGGCTTTTTTGTACTGCACCCCTAGTGACGTCCACTACCTGTTTACTGTGGGGCAGGACGACTCGGAAGCGTGGTACCTTGTGTACGGGGCGGACGAAGAAGACCCGCTTTTGTTTGTAACAATTCGTGAATTGCTGCGCACCCAGCAAGGCTGAATGCAGGCACCCGCTAAACAAGTCGCCCCGCCCAGCGGGTCGACTTTAGGCCCTCCGAGCTCGACATCGACGACTCCGAGCTCGACTGTTCAGACATCGATGTCGACGGATTATGGTTCGACATCGACGGGCTTCGATGTCGAACTGCTCCGACTCCGACGTCGAGCTCGACAGGGGACAAATATAAGCATGTATGAATATAAGCATGAACGAATATAAGCATGAATGAATATAAGCATGCGCTACTGATACATGCTGTTACTCGCAACCTAGGGTTTACCCTAGGTTGCACATGTGCATTCCGCCCTTACATTGGTGGGGCCTTGGGCGTGTTGCCCAAGGCGCGCAAGCTGGGCGCAACCCCCGGCAAGTAAGGCAAACCATGGCAAAGCAAGCAACCCCCAAGGCGCAAGCCCCCGCAGCCCCCAAGGCGCAAGCCCCCGCAGCCCCCGCAGCCCCCGCAGCCCCCGCAGCCCCCGCAGCCCCCGCAGCCCCCGCGCCTACTGTGGCACTGCGTGGCGGGCTGGCAGTACAGGCGGTAACCCTTACGGGCAAGCCTTACCGCAGTGCAGCGGCGCATAACACCGCGTGGTGGCAGGCGGTAACCGCAGCATGCGCAGGCGGCGCGCCTGCCACGGTGCAAGCGCTGGTGCAAGCCAAGGTGCCCACGCATTTCATCGGCTATACGGTGCGGCGCGGCTACCTTAAAGCGGCATAACCCCTAGGGGTATACATAGGGGCCTGTGGCCCCTATGCTTGCGCCCCTATATAAGGACTTGCTTATATGGGCATGTAGGCATGGACGAATATAAGCATGGACGAGTATAGGCCATTGCACATATGTGCAGTGGCTTATAGACGACGACCCGGGGGTACCTCACCCCCACAGCCATAAACTTTCTCCCTCGACCCCCGCACGCATTCTTCTGCGAAACGCTACTGTGATTTCTGCACATCTCGAATTGGGCATCAAACAGCAAGTATTGCTTGTCAAACTGCTCGTTTTGTGGTAGTGTGCCGGCCATGGCAGACGACAAAACCTTCGAAATCATAGAGGCAGCGCCTCGGATACCTCGTGCTCGTCGCAAGAAAGAGGGCTTCAACCGCATGGATGTGGTGAATGCCTTTCAGAATGCCTTCGAAATGATCGGCGGAGTGCCTAGAATGGCGCTGTGGGCGAATCAGAATCCGGACAAGTTCTACCCGCTCTACGCTCGACTGATGCCATCCACCAGCATCAACATCACGAGCGAAGGAAACAAGCTCATAATCGAGCACACGGTGCCCTCCAGCCCGCTGGACGACTTCACGGATATTCTGGACGCGCATGTCAATAAAGATCAAGTATAAGCCGCGACAGTGGTTTTACCGCTTCCACGGCCGCAGGCAGCGGTGGTCCATTCTTGTCGCGCATCGGCGGTGCGGAAAGACCGTGGCAGCGGTCAATGACCTGGTCGCTCGAGCCAGCAGAAATCCCCTCCCCTCCCCACGGTATGCCTACGTGGCTCCGCTGTTGAGGCAGGCCAAAGACATCGCGTGGCTGTACCTCAAAGAAGCAGCAGAACCGTTCAGCCCCAAGATAAGCGAGTCGGGGCTGTACGTTGAACTCTCTGCACTGCCCAATTCTCCACGGATAACGCTGTATGGTGCAGATAATCCGGACAGTTTCCGGGGCCTGTACCTGGATGGGCTGGTGCTGGACGAGTATGGGAACATGGCGGCGAGTACGTTCAATGAGATTTTGCTTCCGGCACTCATTGATAGGCGGGGCTGGGCCACGTTCATGGGCACTCCCAACGGCCCAAATCACTTCCGACAGCTGTACTATCTGCGGAAAGATGACCCAGACTGGTTGGTAGAGTTCCTGCCAGTGACTTTGACGTGCGCCATACGTGAGGAAGACCTCGCGGAAATGCGCAAAATCATGGATCCGGAGCAGTATGCACAGGAGATGCTCTGCTCGTTCGAGGCCAGCGTCCGTGGCGCCATCTATGCACGAGAGATGGAAGCACTAGAGCAGGAGGGGCGGCTTGGGGTCTTCCAATTTGACCCTGTAACCCCTGTTGATTGCTTCATGGATCTTGGTTGGCGGGATCTGACAGTGCAGGGCTTTGTCCAGCAGCGGCCTGACGGCCTGCTAATGGGGCATGTGTATGCGGATAACATGAAGCCAATTCGCACGTACACGGATTACGCGCTGAAGTTCTATAAACAGCGCAGTCTTAAGCCCGGGAAAGTGTACCTGCCCCACGATGCGCGGGCTAAAAGCCTGCAAACTGGCAAGTCTATCGTTGAGCAGGTCGCTAAAGACATGAAAATGCGACCGAAATTGGTCGCAGAACTTGACG